AGCTGGCCAAGTAGACTTAGTCGCTGAATACAATGGTGTGCTTTCTATCATAGACTTCAAAACAGCTAAAAAGAAAAAGAAAGAAGAGTGGATCCAGAATTATTTTGTTCAGGAGTCTGCTTACAGTTTTATGTTTGAAGAGAGAACCGGGTTTCAGGTTCCTCAGTTAGTTACAATCATTGGGGTCGATGGAGAGGTAGAGCCCCAAGTGTTCATTAAGAACACTAAGGAGCGTAACCAATACTTACTTCAGTTTCTTACTCTGCGCGAGAGTTTTGGAGAAGCTGAGTAAGATTTTTATTTTCAGATTTTAGTTCTAAAATCTCTTTTCTCAATTCTTCATTTTTAATTAGAGCACCATACTTTGCTTTCTCTAATTCTGCTATCTGAAGTTTTAAATGATTTTCTATAGAGATAGATTTATTAGCTATCTGTTCCCTCTGAGACATCAGTTGTTTCCTTACTGTTGATGATATTGTTTAACAAAACAGCCCACTGCTTTGCTCTCACTTCCCAATTGTAAAAACCATTAATATATGCTTTCTGCATATTGAGTCTTTCATCCATTACTGGATCAGTGACTAGTTGTAAAGCGTCTCCTAGAGTTAGAGCACATCTAGTGGCATGCTCGTTCATATCTTCAGTGTAGTCGTACTGAAGAGTCCAATTAGCTGTCGTTTCTGGTAATGCAGCTAAACTACTATGAACACAAATACAACCTGCGCTCATAGCTTCTAACATAGCAATACAGCTTGTCTCTGGCCATACGCTAGGTAGACAGAAGATGTGTGCCTTCTGTAACGCTTTATGAATTTCTTTATTTTCAACATGACCGTGATATGTCATGTTAGGATGTTTCTTTATTTTTTTGAATAGCTCTTCAAAAGGCTTGTCTCGTTCTTTCCATCCATAGATTCCAAACGAACTATAAACATCTAAGTGCCAGTTGATGTGCGAGAAGTGTTGTTCCACCCATTCCATAATAGGATACAAAAGCTCTAATCCTCTATGTGGCGTGGTATGATAAATTAAGTTAACACATTCTTTAGGATCTGGTTTAGTGTGCTCAGCAATAGGTTCAATTGCATTTTGAAGCACGACCATCTTACTTGGAGGGACTCCTAGAAAGTCTACTATTTGTTGTTTCTGCCAATGCGACACACAAACAATCTTTTCAAACTTTTCCCATCCGCCATCTTTTAGATGACTCATTTCTGGATCCTGTGCTAGATCGTGAACCCAATAGATCGGAATCTTGCCTTTAACGGTTCCTCTAAATCTACTAGGAATAATCTGAAACTTGTCCAGTACCGCAGGATCAATTTTTTTATTAAGGGCGTACTTCATAAGTTCAGTGCCGCCCATTGCGTTTCTGTCTAACTCATTAGACTCAACCTGAGGGTTTGACGCCTCAGGATCGCCTATCACATTTAATTTCATAATGATTCATTCAATTCCAAAAAAGTTTTTAGTTGGTCATATCCGCCGATCAATTGATCGTCTCTATAAATCTGCGGCATAGTTCTTGCTGCAGGGTTCTTCTCTCTGAGTTCAGTGAACCAGTCAATGTTCTCAGAAATGTTTTTCACCTCTACATTATCTTCGTCTTTTAAAGCAAACTTTGCTTTGTCACAATAAGGACAATGGTCCTTTGAATAAATTAACCAATTAGCCATATTATTTTAAGTTAGTCTTCCCGCCACCAGACTTAGGTCTTCCGCCACCTGCTTTTTTCTTAGGTGCAGGCTTAGGTTTAGGTGCTGGTACTTTAACATTATCTTTTTTATTGTCTTGCCAAATGTGATATCCAATGAAACCAACAAATGCAACAATGATCAAAATTCCTAAAGCGCTTTCCATATTTCTCTCCTTTATTATCCGAGTAGGATCTCTCCTATTGCTTTTAATATAGGTGCGTACTCTATACCTGCTCCAAATAGATTTAGGATAAAGATAACACCGTTTATGATTACTATTTTAATACCTAAAAGAATCAATATTACATATGGTATTGTTTTTAATAGACCATTCTTTTTGTAGAACTTTATTATAGGCCAGTCCCATTTGCCGTCTTTAATAAACACTAAATTACTACTTCTGTAGTATCCCATTCATCATCCTTGTATTGAGGATGGAATGTGTCCATTCTGCTTTCACCTTCTTTACTAAACTCTTCTACAAATTGTTTGTATAGAACCGGAACGCCAATGTTATATTTTTGTCTTACTTCTTGTATATCCATTTCTAATAGATCCATTGGACCTAAATGAAACAAGCTCTTATCTACTTTCTTAGAAAGTTCTATACACTCTTTTCTTACTTTCCAAGGTAGGTTTGATTTTGTTTTTCTTGCAACTTTCCACGTACCAAAGAACGATACTAGCTTTGGTGGCTTAAATGCAGAAAGATAACTTGTGACTTCTTGGATCATTGCTTCGCCCATTGTTGCAGTGTCATATCTAAACAACACGTGCCAGAAGTCATGTACTAATAGAAGATGCCTTGAAAGATTAACTCTTACTTCTTGATCAAATCTTTCTGGATTAGCTTCTTCGTGTTTAAATCTTTGATTGTATAAATCTTCTATACCCCAATTCTTAACAAGGTTATAGTAGTGGGCACCTACCGTGTTAGGTGCCAAATTTTTCAAATAGTCGAAATTCATCAAAGTCGGAACGGTAACAGCATCAACATACTCTTCAGCAAATTGACCTCTAGCCCAAAGAATATCTCTACCCTTTTTGGTCTTTCTGTTAGCCATGGCCATCATTGGCCCAAATGGAATATTCATCTCACGGTACATATTAACAATATGATCAAGACGATGTTGTCCATTCATATCCGGGTTATCATAATTTCCAAATCCTTTAGTGTCAGTTGACATAAGGTATCTTGTTGTTTTAAAAATCTTTGATAAATTCCACATAAATGATTATAAGTCCTTCCAGCCTTCTGATTTAACGAACGTGAAAATACCGTAACCTAATGCTAGCCATGCTAACCAGTCTACAATACCTCCAAGAAGTATCCAGCATAAAGATAGAGCTATAATAATGCCTCCATCCCATGAAGTACGCTCAGCCCATCGAGCTAAGATCCAGTCTTTTGCGATATTAATAATATCCATAAAGTCTCCTTTTATTATTCCCAAGGAAAGACTATCCAGTCGTTTTCCTTTTCTTTATTTATCACCTCTCCAGAATACAGTGATGTAAATTTTGAGCTGTCTTTAGTGAACAATGATGCAAATCTAGGCCGTGCAATTAGTTTTCTATAACATTGATCTAACACTTCTGAAAAAGTAGACCCACTATCGTTGATGTCGTCTACGATAATAATATTAGAGAAATCTGAAAGCTCCTTCCAGTTAAATTTAGATATGGACGCCATGCCATCTCGTAATGAGATGTTAAGACAAAACAATGGGACGTTAAACATATGTGATAGCATAACTGCTGGAACTAACCCTCCACGGGTTAGTCCAACAATTGCATCTGGTTCGTCATATCCTACCTGGGCAGCTATATGCTGTACAAGTTCAGTACACTCGTCCCAAGTGACTACTCGTCTTACAGGTTCTCTTTGACCCATTTTAGTACCGCTTCAGGCTTTGATGCTTCATAAGGATCACCTTCGACATCATTACCAAATCCTTCTTCTGGAAAACTTGCAAGTACTGTATTAGTATCACCGTCAACGACAAGAGCATATCTCCAACTTCTAATACCAAAGTTTAGATTACGCTTTTGTACATTAGCACCAATTTGTGTTGCAAAGTCTGCATTACCATCAGGCAACGATCTAACATTAGTAACACCTTGAGCATCAAACCATGAGTTCATAACAAACGGATCGTTCACAGAGGTGCAATAGATATTAGTAATACCTGCATCTACAAATTTACTGAACAGCATTTCATAACCTGGCAGCTGCTGTGAACTGCATGTGGGGGTAAAAGCTCCTGGAAGTCCAAAGATAACAACTTTCTTACCTTTGATCTCTTTTTGTAAATCAATAGTTACAAATTCACCAGCAACTCTATCCTTGTAACGAAAAAGAGGGAGGGGTTCTCCCACAGAAATAAAAGCCATTACTCTGCGCCCTCCTCAGGTCGTTCAGGTGTTTCCACTTCCCTTAGTCCAACTAGTTGAGCAATAATGGTTCCTAGAAGAGGATCCTGTTCTTTGTTCAACCAATTTTTAAGGTAGTCTAACTCAAGCTCTTCAAACTGATTGTTGTTTGATAGAACTCTAATGAGTCCATCAATAGCTCCTGCTAGTTGGAAGACAACTTTGTCGACATTTTTAAACTGACTATCAGCCATAATATTCTCCTAATAAAGTTTCGTGTATTATACGATTAAATAATTTTAAGGTCAACGAGCTTCTTGTATAGACGCTCTTGCTCACGGTACGCTTCTTTTTCACATGGCTGTTTGCTATATGAGAGTTTAGATACATCTTTAGATTTCCACTTATATCCATCTAAAGACATCTCGCCTCGAAGATATTGTTTTACATGACACCACTCATGTAACAACGTTTTTATAAAATCACGTTTATTTTGATTAACAAGATCAATAGTAGCCCATTTAATCTTGCCATTGTCAGTTGGGATGATGTCCATTGAGGCATATCCAACAGCCCAACCATCCATCAACTTTCGAGACAGATGTTGTTTAATACTTACAACGGCTTTAAATCGACTGAGCTTATACTCATCAATAACAAACGCACTAATCTTATCAATCAGCTGTTCACGTGACTTAGATAGTTTCCCACCGCGAACGCCGGTGACGATAGTTGCAACCATATTACTTCCTCTTGTTAATGATTTGTAGGTATATGTCTTCCCAATCACGAGCTACAAAGTAGTCGTGTTCAAGATTCATATTGTAGCCATGTTCCATCAAAATGGGTTCAAAGTCAACAGCATCTCCTGCATCGCAGTTCTCTAGTTTGTCTTCTACCCATAGACAGCCTCGATACTTCTTGGCTAGTTTGTATAGAGCTTCATCTTTATCAGCTCCTGTATCGAGATAGACAAACTCTTCAAACACATCACCAAATATCTTTTTAAGATTCCTAGTTCTTAGTTCTTGAGCTGCCTTATCATTAGACAGTGAGGTACACACAACAAATCGATAACCGTAGTTATTGTAAAGGAGTCGAACGATTTCTTGCGCGTCCCTCAATGGTGGTAAGAAACCAATAGCGGCAGACTGATTGAACAGCCTTACCCATTTCTTACCTTCTGTCTTGCTGAGACCAAATTGCTCAGCTGCGTTGTAAATGAACTGGTGTCCTTTTACTTTACTAAACCCTTGATGTTCCATCCAGATTTGAAAAGCGTCTTCCCAATTTAGAAGAACGCCATCAACATCTGTTACTATAATTTTCTTAACTGGCATTATATCTTACCTCTATAACCTAATACATCTCTCATGATTGCTACTGGAGTCATATTATCGATTCTTGACATTTGAACATACTGTTCTACAGTGCAATTCTTAACGAGGAAGTTGATCCATGCTTTGTATGGCTTGTAGCCATATTTGAATCGAGCAATAAACTCTGGTTTTGGTTTGCCGATCCATGATGGGTGACAATCAGGATGAACAGAATCCATGGTTCTTGACAGCCCATGATCGCCTCTGTACATTAAATACATGCCATCCCAAATAAAATCTTCTTTTTTAAACTTTGTATTCATAATTTACTCCTTACTTCAAATTATGTACCCATTATAGTAAATTATTGATTTGAAGTCAACAGGTTTGAGTAAATTATTTTTTCCTGGTAAATCAGGCAGTTATCTCCATATAACTTCCTTAAATTGCTCTTTTGGAAGCCCCCAATACGCCTGTTTCCAGTCAGATTGCGCGAAAAAATCAAGATTTTTCCACTCTTCTTTACGTGATAACATCTGATTTGCGTGAAAATCCCAGTCAACATCCTTAATTCTCGCCTCAACATACTCTTTCATTAAGTAAACTTCATGTATTTTAAAGCTATCCCACTCAAAATGAAGCAATTCGAACACATTTTCTTGTAAATCCGCGTAATCTATACTAATATCTACGCCCCACTTCGGTCTCATAGCGGCTAACTTGTTGAAAATTGGTTGTTTTTGCGCTAAAAATTGTATTTGATCTAGTGCTTCGCCGGCAAATCCGCGTCTCATATACAAATCACAGTGGTTTAGGTGTGGTCCTTCGTTGCTAATCTCTGTTTCCTCCATCCATGGCAGCTTATTTGTATACTTTATACGGTGGGGTTGTGGCTGATACCCACTCCACATTGCATAACACTGTTCAACAACAGTCATATCATACCCATTTTGATCAAATAATGCAATATCATCTCTAGTAAACTTATCAAGAAGCCAAGAAGGAATAGGAGTTTCCCAATATGGGTCCGGATCATGTTGGTTATTTGTTATCTTAAGTTGCATCTATCCTTTACTCTATCTATTACTTTTAAATTACTATATACTACCCATGATACTGCTGCTATTGGAAAGATCGTTTCTCTATTTGTAATAGCACCTTCTGCAAATAACATTTCAAATGGTGATAAGAATAATGCTTTATGTAGTATTAATCTGTCTCTATGTGGTACTTTTGGTAGTAAGGGATTTCTTTCAACAACGCAATCATACTTAAGGCCTTCTACTGTGGTCCATACATCTGCTGCATGCAGTGCATAAAACAATATTTTTACTGAATCGTACGCCGGGTCACTAACATCATACAGTGTAAATGTCGATAAGTTCTTCTTTTCCTTTAACTTTGATGCGATCAACGCGCTTGTAGCTTCTGCGTGTACTGCTTCCAGCAGTGAACTGTGATAGCAACACTCGTACCCCATCATAATTGCGTGTTTGGCCTTCCAGTCTAGCACCGAGGTTGACGGCATCTCCAATGACGGAATAGTCAAATCGAGTGGACGATCCCATGTTTCCGACGATGCAGTCGCCGGTATTGATACCAATACCAACGTCAATGCGAGGTAAACCTTGTTCTTCAAGCTCTTTAATGAGTTCATCTGCTGCTTCACTAATCTCTATTGCTGCATCTACAGCTTTGTCTGCGTGATCTTCACAAGGTAAAGGAGCGTTCCAGAACGCCATTATACAATCTCCCATATACTTGTCAATTGTCCCTCCGTTATTTAGGATAATCTCGGTCATACGGCCAAGGTACATATTGATTAATTCTACTAACCCTTCTGGATCATCATTGTTTTTATAATGTTCTGATACTGGAGTAAAGCCACATATGTCCATAAACAAGAATGACATATTCTTTCGCTCGCCACCTAGTTTAAGTAGCGAAGGATCCTTCTGTAATAAATATACCTGACGAGGATCCAAATAAGTACTGAATTGTTTTTTAATTAATTGTTTTTCTTTAAAGGTGATGTAGTACTTGTTAAAAGAAGATTGGGCAAATACTAAAAATGCACATAGAGACAATAGCGTTACATCGAAGAATAAGATGTCTGACATCCACCAGTAATACGATATGCCAATCGAGGATGCTATTAGCGCCAGAGAAGCTAACCCCGCTAGAGCTGTGGGAGCGACATAAACCAGCCCCAAAATTATTAAACCAACTAACACCAAAGACGAGAGCTCGGCTACTGCAATCCAGTCGGGTCGCTGTATTTGAACTCCTGAAAGCAAGGTATGGATTAGATGGCCTTGAACTTGATGGGGATACTGTGCGCCCGTGGGGGTTGGTACTGGATTAGAATATCCTTCTGCCGTTACACCAAAAATTAAAACCTTGCCAGCTGGCAATGGATCTAAAATACTAACCGTTTCAAACTCATTCCAAAATGCAATTGGCAATTGACTAAAACTGTCTGTTGTTATTGGATCCTGTCTACCTATTCTTACCCATTCGATACCATTGGTACCGACTTTCATTTGGTAACTTGGTTCTCCTGTGTACACTCTAGCGGTATCAAGGGCAAGTGAAGGGTACTGTACTCCATTTGCATTGATAACAAGAGGCGCTCTTCGCACGACTCCGGTAGGTTGATCAGGAATAGCAACGGTAGCACCAACGCCAAAAGCAGCATAGCTAAGCTGATCAACGGGATAAAGTAGTCCTGGAAATTTGAAGGTCCATTGTTCATTTTGTTCTCCGAATGTTGATACACCAACAAAGTTTCCAACTCCATCACTTAATTGTGTCGTTGGAGCAGAAGATAACACTACAGCTTTGTTTAAAAATGCTTGTGCTAATTCCTCGTCTTTTCCAAACCTATCTGGTTCAGAATAAACGATGTTCATTACATATAAGCTATCGGCCGGTCCATTGTTAATGTATTTTGCAATTATATCTCTAGGCCAAGGATATTGGCCCTCCTTTTGTATTGCCTTTTCATCTATGTTGACTAATACAATATTATCTACAAGCTCCTTTTCTTTTTCTCCTTGTAAGAAGTCGTAGTAAGAATAAGTGATGCTTTGAAAGAAATCTGGTTTAGTTATTTGTAGTGAAGCAAACAAAGTGATTGTTATTAATACTGTCCACCACTTAGTAAGATACTTCATCAGAACGTTATCGACACTCCACAGCCGCATGCCCCAGTTTCGTTAGGGTTGTATATTTTTAGATATTGGTTGATTCCTTCTTTAACATAATCTAATGTGGATCCATTAAGATAATCGACAGACAACTGATCAATCATTACCGCAAAGCCATCGTATACGACAATCTCGTCTTCGTCATTATATTCTGTTATTGGTTCTATTAGATACTTGTAACCAGTGCACCCACCACCAGTTACACCAAGACGTATTCCTGGAAATTGATTGCCTTCAGTTTGTTCTACAATTCTTTTGATTGCACGATCAGTTAACTCAACTATCATCTTTAGTCATTTTTTGCAGCCACGTCTCGTTACGCCCAGCCTTCTTTTCTTCCCAATCTTGTATAGCTCTCTTAATACTATCTTCTGCTAATACAGAACAGTGAATTTTAATAGCAGGTAATTCTAGCGCTTCTGCAATCTCCCTGTCTTTAATTTGTTTTGCTTCTTCAATGGTCTTGCCAATTAACATTTCAACAAACATAGACGAGGACGCTATTGCAGACCCACATCCATATGTTTTAAACTTAACGTCTTCAATGACTTCGGTATCAGGATTTAATTTTAAATCCAATTTCATAACGTCACCACAAGCAGGTGCACCTGTCATACCTGTTGCAACATTTGGGTCATTGGGATCAAATCGACCTACTCCATGAGCTCCTGGATTGTTTGTTACAGCTTCAAATCTATCTAGTACTTTTTTTGAGTATGGCATTTAATTTCCTTGTGTTACTGACGTGCTACATCCACCTGAAGTATAACAATCTACTGATAGTGAATATGTTTGTGTTGTTGTGCCTTGCTGTAATAGATTTAATGTTGTTCCATATATTCCATCAAGAGTAATTGTAGCTGAGTGAGCAGCACCATTTCCTTTTTGTGTTATTGTCGCATCGTTATCGGAATTGTAAATTACCAAATCAATATCTTTACCACCATCATGCTGTTGTCTAAACCAAATGTCGTTATTATTACCAGCAAGATGAAAGTTAAAATCGTGTCCTGTAGTTCCGCCTTGATTTGTTTGATGTCCCTGTAAGTGATTATTATTTCCATATAAATCCATTTCGATATAATGACCACCACCTTCTAGACCATCATATGAATATGTTGAACTTGTTGAGTTATCCCAAGCTGCACCTTGAGCCAATCGAACTGTATTTCCACTCCCATTCATTTCATCAATCACAATTTGATTTGAAGTATTAGTATCGTTATATTGAACCAATAACATACTTAAACTTGCCGAATTGATGTATGAATATACATCTTGCATTTTAATAATATTATTTGCACCAACTTGTTCTATTGTAAGATTGAGATTATCGCCTGTTTGTTCTATACTAATTTCGTTATCTGCAAATGCTAATGGGGCAATCAAAAACACAAATGGTGCCCATGGTCTTATCCAATATTTAAAAAATAAACGTTTAATGTTCTTCCAATTCATTGCGATTGTGTAATAACAACTATAGAGTCGTCTCCTCCATTTAAGTATATAGAACCACTGTAACCTTCAACAGATGTATCTACTCGTACAGACGACGACATGGCAAACTCTAATCTTATTCTACCATTTACGTCTCTGAAAAAAACTACATCGCCGTCTTGTTCAAATATGTTGTATTGTGAGTCACTGTTAAAACCAACTTGTGCGTTTTTTAGTTTAAACGTTCCTTCGTTTGACTCTAAAGCTGATCCATCCAACGTTGCTGTAGTTCGAACTAGCTCATCTATAATATCTAATATATCAGATAAGAAGTCAACATTAAGTGCATCTATATCTAACTCTGTAAACTCTAAATCATCTTTAGCTAAGTAATCTGTTTCTAATTCTGTGAACTCTAAAAAATCTATATCAAGTAATCCTTGATCCATATTTAGATCTGAATTTGTCTCATCTATTAACTCGTCTTTTACTTCTGGCGGAGGAGATACGATAAACATATTATCTATCATTGATGGTGTAATATTATTGATTGTTACTGTTCGTGTTGGTGCTTTGTCAAGACTTGACACAACGGTTGCAGCATATGCTTCTTCTAATGTTACTGATCCTCCTTCATTGAATACTTCTATCACACCAGATGGATTACCATATTGATCAGGAAGGAGAACTACTAATGATCGACCTAACTCATCGATCGTTGTTGTAAAATCGGTTCCTCTAACTTGTATTTGAGCCGTGGGGGTCTGGATATCTATATTGTTTTTGTTTACCATTCCTAGTCTACCAGATGCAAATCTAGCAGTCCCTAAAACCATCTTCATTGACATTTTTGATTTAGATGGATCGGGATCATAGTACACTTTGTCAATATAGACTTTTGTGTGCTCAGTCAGAGAGAGTTCTGCTTTGTCAAGAAACTCTATGAGAAGTCTCCCATTAGCAGTCTCCGCTGTATCGTTAATTTGTATTGAAGGTATGGACTGATCGTCCACAGATAATTGTTCGCCTTGTTCGCGAGTTATTGAAGCACTTCCCTTGTGCTCTATAATATCACCAATAGGGTTAGCATAAGCTAACCCTATGATGAAGAAGTAACTAGCTGTCGTTGCTAGAATCTTTTTGATTGATTTGAATGACTGCATTCTCAGAATCTATATCTAATGTAATGATACCATTACAAGTAGTAACGCCTGATGGGCATGTTCCACTTATTTGATTGATATCAATATCAGCTGAGTCGCCTACATGAGTCAAATTGATTTCATGTTCGGCTCCGTCCTTCTGCAGAGTGTTGATGTTATTAGAATCTCCAGTAATATCGAAGTTCCAAATAGCATCATCTACATCTATATCAATGTCAAAGATATTTGTTCCACCTATGACTGTTAAGTCAAGATCAAGTCTTTCTGCTGAAGCATTGTATCCTTGAAAGATACTCAAGTCGTTACTATCGCCTGTAATATCAATGTTGACATCCGAGCTATCAGAAGATCCTATGTAACCGATATCCCATTCCAGCGAGTTGCTGTCTCCTGTAAACAAGAGTGTGAATGTAGAACTATCGCCCACGAGAGGACCAAAAATTAAGTTCTCGTTGCCAATCATATCGATATCAAAAGATAGTGACGAACCAGTAATTGTCATTGGACTAGAGCTAGACGAGAAGTCTGTCAATCCAATTTTGTTACCGTAACCAACTTGGTCAATATAAAGTGATAATGTATCACCTTGTTGATCAATGTTGATTTCGTTATCATCTGTTGCTTGAGCAAAAGTGAAAGACGAGAACAAAAATAATGTTAGGCCTAAAAATATTTTATTCATCTTTTTCTTCCTCAAAGTTATTAATAGTCCAGAACCCTCTTCTATGGCCCTGGTGTACCATCTCCAGTACAGCAGCCTCAATAGCTGTTCGTACTGCGTACGTCACGCTTTCATTATTACCCACTCCGTCTTCGTACTCAACTAACTGGGTTCCTTGTTCGTAAAATCTGAACACGTCTCCGCCGCTACCATAACTAAGAATAGTTTTCTTAGCTTGTACGTTCAATAATATCTCACCGGTAAGAACACTCACAGCTCTAACAGATACAGTAACCACATCCTGTCTATACTGTCTGCTAAAACCAATACCAAGTGTTCGTGCGCCTCGACCACCTGTTTTGATATTAGTGTCATACCCAATAATGCCGCCCTCAATAAGCATTCCTGCAAACAAGAGAGGACCTAAATTCTGTATATCTTCGCCAGTCGCTTTTGCTACTTCTTCACGACCTGATCTAATAATTTGTCTTTCTCTGACAAGGGCATCTAGTCCTTGTCTTTCTACTACTCTGAACCACGTACCGTTTCCTGCTGTCTTCAAAGCGTCAATTAATAATTCTGTTCCACCTTGTGTTACTGCGGTGGAGAAACTTTGTCCTGTGACCGAATCTTTTCTTTGTCCTGTTTTATCTAGGAATTGATATACCGCAACAACAGGTTTACTTTCTGCTGGAGGTAGATTAAGTAGTTCAATATATGATGGGAGTCTAACTACTTCTGGGCTTTCAGCACATATTAAATTGCTGCTATAGAATTTACGGATCCCTGTATAAACATCTTTGCTCCAACCCTCATCAAACTTTCCTGTTTGATATGAGCAGTCGGCAGGCGTCTCTGACCATTGCGGTATAGATGCACATCCTGTAAGTAATAAAAATGTTAATAGGCTAGCCGGCCGGGTCATCTGTATTCCCACCGAAGTTTCCTGTACCGATAGGAATCTCAATGACTGTTGTGGATCCATCTTCTCCAACAATAGTCATTTTGATATACTCTGTACCGTCTTCGTTTGTTAGTACTTCATAAGTCACCGTCGATCCTTCTAATACAAAGGATCCAAACCTCACTGGGTTATCATTGCTAAACATATTGTCAACTAATTGTTTTGCTAGTTGAGCGTATATGCGTGATTCTAAATTTCTAATAAACTTTGCTAACACTGAATTGTCAGCTTCTCTTTCTGCAGCTTTACGTGCAGCTTCTAATGCATCTTCAATTTGTTTCTTTCTACTAAACTCTTGGTTCTCAATTGTTAAATAATGAGCTCCAGTTCCAACACCACTGAATGAAGGATTTTTAAATTGGTGAACAATCGGAGAGGCAAACAATGAAGGACTCATCATTAGTAATGCAAGGAACATTCCAAACACCATTGCTTTAAACATATCTTTACCTGTCCATATATGAGGACCTTGCTGGCTCTTTAATAGTTTCCAATCTTTATCGTTCATTTTTATCTTCTACCTTCCTTAGTGCTTCTTTTTCTTTAGCGTCTTGGATTACCTCATCCTTAGCCCTGTACTGTAATACTACATTGACTTTCTGCTGAAGTCTAATTAAGTCTTGGTCGAGCATACGGGTTTGATCAATGACACGAATCAATGCCATATGCATTTCTTCTATTGCTGGCTCTAATTGATTACCTACAAATTGCCAAATATAATATATGAAATAGCCCATGCCGATTGACATAATGACTGGTAACCCAAATTCATCAATAAGAGATACGACATCTACTATTTCCAATTTTAATCCCTTCTAACATCTACCTTGCCATCTTCGACAAAGTTTTCGGCACGTGCAAGTCTATCCACGTCCGGTGTTAAACCTAAAGAGCTAGATACTAATGTATCTATCTTAACCATTTCATTGCTCATGGATCTAGCTCTTGTTTCTAACATCTTACAAAAGCCAGTTAATGTTTTTAAATCGTCGACAATACCATCTAGTATTTGTTTCAATACCAGAAAGATAAAATAACCAAGCACAACTGTTGCTGCGATGGAGGTTCCTACATCGCGAAGTAAATCAAACATTTCCATGTTTGTATTTATAGAACTACTTGTATACGTGAAGCAATAAACCTGTCATTCCAGCCTTGACAGTTCTGGAAGAAGATACTAATTGCATTGGACGGCCATATTCTGATGTGACGTCTGCGCCACCATCAATGCCTTCAAGCACAAAATCATTTAAAGGTACTATAAAGTCATTAGTACCAAGTTTGTTGATTGTTAAAGATTGAGTAGAGTCAAAGATATAATATGCTTTGTGATTCCAGCTAAGCAAGTCAGCATACGTGCCAACATCAGAAGGAATAAAATTACAACACAATGCTCTGCCAGAATTATGAGTAATTCTCGTATCTATTGGATACGCAGGCACCATGGTTGTAAACGCCTGCGCTATTTCATTGTTTGAGGAAACAAGGCCTATGTCTTTAAGTCTTTGCTCCCTTGTATGAAAGTCATAGTTTAAATTATACACGACTTTGTATTCATCGCCATTGAAATCAAACAGATCGCCCATAGTGTATTCGCCATGAGTAGCAATGCTAGTTCCAAAGTCGTCATCGACTTTATTATAAAGAGCACATAAGGTAATGTGACTAGCGTATCTGTTAGAGTCACCCTTAACATCTTTGAACTTAGTGTTCATTAGTGTTCTGAATTCTGTGTCCTTTTGTGCAGTAAAATAAGAAACCTGTCTTCTCGTTCCACCACTTTGAAGATTCACGTGGTAGATAGATTTAGAGTAATTAGGATTGCTTAGACTAATTCTTGATTGCTCGGTTGGGGCAGGCATCGCTGTGGTTCTTCTAAGAAAAGCTCCGTCTACTTCTGGATCCCATCTATCAATGTAATTAATAAAGCCGTAGGCTTTATATTTTGAAGTTATATTTGCCATATATCTAAATTATCCGAAATGTTATCTCTTCTAAACTTCGCTCCTTCCAAAGGAAACTCCGTCGCTAATGTCTCAACGTTAATTGCATTTACAATAGTTTGCGAGTTAGTAGGAATAGGATCTTCTTCGTTCTTAAGAACAATAGTCAGCACATGGGTAGACATCTCTAAGACCTCTACCTTGGCTACATAAGCGGTACTGTTTATTGTCGCATAGTGCGATGCATTTATTGGTGTCATGCAGTTATTTATACTGCAGTGATACTGACACCAAACGTACAAGCAATAAAAACTATTGTTAAGAGAGCTACTTCACAGAAGTCACGGAATTCATCTGCTGTGATTTTATGCTTGCGCATCGTACCTCCTCATCTCTTGTTTGCGATCTTTCTAGTTCTCGTATGGCACGAAGGGCACCAGGGTTGCCCTCCTGCATTATTCCAGCTAATGCAAAGTAATAAAATAAATTTTTAAATTTTCCCATTTCTAAACTCCGTACATGATTAGAAATGGGATGGCTAGTGGAAGTATCAAGCAAGCTGTAAATTCAATAATTTCTCTGGCAACAAAAAATACTTCTGTCCCTTTGATTTCTTCAATTCCTTGGCCCACGAACTTCACTGCCCGAAGCACAGTTGTGGTCATGGTTTCTCCTAAGGTTTAATAATTAAAAGTTATGGCTTTATCAAAATAGATGATAATCATTTATAACTTTCGTGAATATATATGTCAACTGTTTGTTTGAGAAAGTATCATACAAAGTATCATACTTGACAGTTTTAAGCCATGTAGTTTTTAAAAAGTATCATACAAGTATCATACTTTTTTTACCCACACCTTGTCGTGGTGAGGTTGCATTTCGTACCCTCTTTGTGGAAGGTGACGACGAAGGGCACTGCTAGTGTCTTCTGCTATAATAGTTGGATAAAATCTTTCAATAGTTTTTATCGCACCTTCTATAGCAGGACCTTCAGATCCTTCTATGTCCAAATGTATTAATGCAACGTCTTGCAGGTTGTATTTCTCAACTAGCATGTCAATAGTAGTCGATTGCACAACTTCGTTGCCATCTGGATCCACCGTATGAGTACCAACATTTCTTGTGTCAGTTGATTTCATTCTAAGTGGCTGATTATGATTAGTTAATGCTAAGTTCTCTGTTATAATATTTTTGTGATTGGAAGCATTTGTATTGAGATACTTAAAATTTTCTTTTGTTGCTTCACACGTCAACACTTTATCAAAATGCAAAGAATAAAAAATTGGATACATGCCGCAGCATCCGCCAGCTTGTATACATACAGTACGTCTTGGTGTTAACTCAAGCCACTTTTGATGATGCTGCCAAAGCTCAAATGCAGGCCCATCACCTTTGCCGTCTTCAAGTTTACCATATGCGCCGTAATCTTTTTCTGGCCACCATAAAGTTTCTGGTAATCCAATCTCTACTAATTCTTTTGGTGTTTGTCTGTCCATCTATACCACTCCGGCTTTTGATCTATTCGCTCTTGTATACGTTGACGAATAAGAAGTAAGTCTCTATCACTCGGAGTCCAATCTAGATATAATTCATCGGGCCATTGCTCTCGCTTAAACCTTCGATCGGGATCAGGACTCATCCCTCTGTTCTTCATTTCTGTTACAAGTTCATTATAACGGCTATGAAGATATTTACCTTTATTGTAAAAGAACTTAACATGGCCTCCGTTAAGCGTAAATGCTTTAGGCCAAGTCTTTTTATTCTTTTCCCAATTAGGTGACTTTAATGATCTTTGTAAAGCAGACCCTACCATAAACAGTTCTCTATACTCTGCTACCAAATGTTGATCTGCTAACTCTTCTGTAGGTACTAAATTAATTCTTGTCATGTTTAATTATCTCCAGAATGGACCATAGAACCAACCAACTAAACTATACCGTTCTCCACTCTCTAATGGATCTACTGCATGGTAAGCATAGCTAGGAAAACAAATTATACTTCCACGTTCGCGTGGATACTGGACAACAGAGTCCCTCTTGTTTCTTATTTTTAAAGCAGCGCCAATATAATCTTCAGGGGCTGATAGCTGGATAGTAGCACTTATTTTTCTATACGAATGACGTACGCCAGCTACTTCTTGCTCGCTAAACCATTTGTTAAAGTAATGCGAAACACTTTGATCTTGGTGCTCATCAAACTTGTCACCTTTATCAATATACTGAGTAAACTGCCATCCTGCATTTCTAAGTTGCGGATCATCAGGAACGTCTTGAAATAATCTTATGCCAGTTTTGTCTGCATAGTCGTATACTGATTCTCTTATTTCTTGTTCGTATGGAAATGGCTTTTGTGTAAATGAAACAAATCCTTTTCTGGTCTCAGTAATGTTACCGGAATATCCTTTCTCACTATATTCCCTATTAATGTCATAATCAACGCCTTCAACTCTAGTAGTAGCAACAAGAGTTTTTTCATTTTGTTTAAACCAGTCTATAATTTCTTGACACTCAGACTTAGAGAGAATTAAATCATAACCAGTATCAAAATCAATTAAGTTCATTAAAAACCACTAAAGTGCGTATAGTGATATAACAAGTCCTCGCCGGTTCTTTTCTTACCGAATGTAGCAATGACCTTTCCATTCTTTTGACGAACTACCGTTCCATCATTATAAGTAGTGTCAGTAACGCTTTCACCATTAGCAGTGTCTTGTGGTCTGTCGTCGTACCACATAGAGCTCAGTGAGTGTACGTGAATATCTCTAACTTGCTTTGCCCACTTTTCAGCTGCTAGCATTACTTTTTGTCTCTCTACTGCGTCATTATATTCTGTCATTTAAAAGCCCCTCCACGGAAATAAATTTTTAACCTCTTAATAGGTCCAGAGGTTACAAGTTGATAACCATTTTGTTCCATAGAAGGATAAAAGATTACCGTTCCTTGTTCATTAGTCCATGTAGGCTGATGCTCAGCTTTCTCTGCAATCACTGCACCAAAGTTATCTACACGAGGAGGTGGTGCCCAATTTTTAAACGTCAGCTCGCCACCTTGTACGTCATCACGACTTGATATGTTTACAATAACAGATACTTTAAAGATATTGTCATTAAGAATATTGCCAGCATGTATGCCATGATCAGGGGAAAGAGTTATTCTTGATTCGCCTTCATACGCATCCCACATATGAACATCGGGCTTATCAAAATCAACGTTAAAGTTAAGTACTTGTTTGTTATACAGTTTGGCTTGTTCTGCTATACGAGAAACAATTTCTTTACCTTTGTCGTCCATGTTCTCATGACGAACGCAAGTATAAAGATGTGTACATTCATCAGGAGTAAGTGCATTATATAAAGCTCGAAACGGACCAACCGTTTCAATGTTCAAGTCCTTTACCATAATTAATATCTACCTCACGTTTGATCTATTTCGTTTTCTTAGAGACTCCAGCTTCTCAGCTTTTAGAAGATTTACTTTTTTCTTACGCTTTAATGCTTGGTTAGCTATATTACGAGTAACGTTAGGCTTCTCATAATATTCTAACTCTCTGCAGCGTTTAATAATACCAGCGCGTTCCACTTGATTGCGGAACCGCCTTAACATTTTGTCAAATGGTTCGTTTTTAAATTTTTGAGTTACTTTAGGCATGGTGTAATATTATACTATAATGTATTAAAAGTCAACAGGATTGGTTTAAGATAAGTCTTGAATAACTCTAGCTGCGTTGTCTGCTCTTCCAGGATTAGCCTCAACACCAATAATGTCTCTCTTGTTTACAAGAGCAGCTGCAACCGTGCTTCCCCAACTACAGAAAGGATCTAAAATAAGGTCTCCTTCGTTGCTGTGGGTCTGTACAATCCAGCTAGACAACATTACGTGTCTGTGATTAGCAGGCTTAAATAATTCGTTCAATCCAGGGAAGTTAGTGCCGCCCTCAAATCTATCCATCACTGCGCTATTGAAATAAGGACCATTAGGACCTTGGTGATTTAGAATTTCTTTTGGTAAATGGATCCAGTCAGCAGGATCAGAACTAAATTGAATTACGTATCCGCCAAGGAAGCTAGCATCATCAGAATTGATTGATCTTACAAATTGTATGCCATCATCTCTTGTTGTGACTGAATATTCAATTCCGTTTTTAATTAACCACTTTTGTAATTCTTGTGCTTCGTTTACACCTCTGTGAACGGGTGCTCTAAAAGCAGACAGCTCTACATCGTTCATGCTGTCAGGAAAAGGGAAGTGACCAAACCTTCTAGGGTACCCATCTATGTTAGGCCAAGCATCTCTTTTGATTGTAAACGAGCTACCAATCTTTCTATACGTTCTAACAAATGTGTAGTCATCACGTCTGTGCCAGAAGTGTTTGTTAGTAGATATTTTGTAAGCGGTAGGTCTAAACATAGCCCATGTAGAGCCTGGGACTAATTCAAAGTATTGGTTACCTTCAGCTTCCATCCACTCGTCCCATCGCTCTTGGGCAATACCTGTACAACTGACAGTAACAGTACCATCTTCTGTAAGATTGTTTTTAGCTAGATCAGCAACTGCGCTTGTGCAATCACGGATCATGCCAGTGCCAATACTTGCAGGCCATCTATTAACAAAAGATGGAATGTCTGCTATGATGCGATCAAATTTTTGAAAGTTATCAGGGTCCTGAAATTCGCGAACCTTGGTTAATAAATTTTGTTTGTAAACTGTAGCCATACTTTTCCTCGAGTACTGTTATTTATAATACCAATTGCTCGGAAAGATTTCTCAACAGGAATAATAATCCAAAACTATTTAGAATAATTAATGCCCTGTCTTTCCACAGAACGCTTACTATAAGCCACCCTACGATACCTATTGTACTTAATGATAGGTCCCATAACTGTAAGCCCTCTAGTCCCCTAATGGACATAGCAGCCAAAACAAATACGCTACTGATCCATTTCAAATACCAGTCTGCCGTATACTTAGGAGTGGCGGATTTGAAAATACGCTTACTTTGTTCTAACTCTTCTTGAGCAAATTGTTTATCTGTCATCTCTTATTTATCTCAAATTATTTGGTCGGAGTAATAGGATTCGAACCTATGACCCTCTGCTCCCAAAGCAGATGCGCTACCAGGCTGCGCTATACTCCGTATT